CGCGCTTATATGCGCGTATACGAGAAGATAATGGTAGCATGAGTGCTACCTTCAAGGAAGTTCGTGGTTCGTTTGTAACATATGTGACGAATGGATGTTTAATGTTAGGAGCAGCATATGCTTTAGCATGCATTTATCGGCATATAAATATTACAACGTATGATGAACAAGGTAATTTAGCTCCTACACAAATGGAGGAAGTTGTAAAACGTGACAAGGAAGCACAGTTAATCGAAACTATTGCGGAAGAACAAAATTGGGATTCTGCATATGTTGCGCCTACGCCGTGTTCCGAAGTTAGCAAAACTGCAACTACTGAACAATTGTGTCGGAAGATATGGACCAATCAGGTACAATTTGAGTATCGTGATGGTGATGAATTTAAACCTGCTTGTGGCATGGTGTTTTTGGAATCGAATATTGCATTGGTTCCTCGACATATGTGGAAGAACGGTCGCGAGGATGTGGAAATTCGCATTTCTCGTGGCACTAAACGTATTCAAGTATTCCATGCTATGATTTCGATTGCACATGCTGTTGCGATAGCCGATTCAGATATGAGTTTGGTTTATGTTCCAAATGCTGGATCATGGGCTGATTTGCGTGAATATTTACCGTTAGTGCGTTATGATGAAAAACGTAAAGTACCTTTGCGGTTTATTTACAAGCATATGTGGAATGAAGTTATTCCTAAGCTTGTGACTAGTGATACGGTAGGTACCTTTGGAATGGTACACACCAATGTTCATAAAAAGTATTTCGGTGCTGAATATGTACTTGGTACTAAGACCGGTCCTGGTCTTTGTATGGGAACATTAGTAACCCGCACACATGAAGCTCTCATTGCAGGATTTCATGTTGCAGGTACTAATGGTGCACATAATGGTGCATTAAATATGATTACACGTGCCGAGTATGAACAAGCGCGAATGTTGTTGTCACAACAATCGGGTGTTTGTATTGGTGCGTCACAGGGAAAATTACAAGAGCAAACGTATGGCAAAACAGTTTTGATGTCAACGACACTTCATGAGAAGAGTCCTTTGAATAAATTGCCTGCTAATGCACACTTAGATGTGTATGGCACTTGTGCTGGACGTGCCACATATTATTCGAGTGTGATTGAAACTCCTATAGCAGACTCTGTTTGTGAAGAGTGTGATGTCGAGAAACTTTTTGATAGACCCAAGTTTCATTTAGGTGATGCTTGGGAAAAATCATTATTAGTGTCATGTAATCCATCTATAGGAGTCGAGCCGTCGTTGCTTGTTCCTGCAGTGGACGATTATGCTCAGCATATGATAGGATGTGTTAAACGCATACCTGAATTAGCTGAATATGTTCGTCCGCTAACTCAGATGGAAAATATTTGTGGTATTGATGGATTGCGATTCATTGATAAGATAAATCCGAAAACTTCTATTGGGTATCCTTTGTCGGGAGCCAAGGAACGGTATATTGAACAGCTTGATCCTGACGATTTTCCAGGTGTTGCTTGTCCCGCTAAATTGGATCAACAATTTTGGAACGAAGCAGATAGGATGGAAAATGAATATCGTCAAGGGAGACGATGTCATGTTCCTTTTAAGGCTTGTCTGAAGGATGAGCCGACACGAAAAACAAAAGACAAGGTGAGAGTGTTTCAAGCTTCACCAATTGCTTTGCAGTTGGTGATTAGGAAATATTACTTACCTATTGTCCGTCTTTTGTCTATTTTTCCATTGGATGCTGAATGTGGCGTTGGTATTAATACCATGGGGCCAGAATTTAGTATTCTAGTGGAGCATATGAGAAAGTTTGGAGCTGATAGAATACTTGCTGGTGATTATAGTAAATATGATTTGCGAATGCCTGCTCAATTAATTTTGGCAGCATTTGATGTATTGATCATAATTGCCCAGCAATTTGGCTATTCTGAAGAAGATGTTATTATAATGCGGGGTATTGCTACTGATGTAGCATATCCTGTAATGGCTTATAATGGTGATCTTCTACAGCATTTTGGTTCCAACCCTTCTGGACAAAATTTGACTGTATATATTAATTCTATAGTTAATTCGTTATTATTGCGTTCTGCTTACTTTAAAATTTATGAAGGAAAGAAAGTTCCTCCTTATAGAGAAGTAGCATCAATGATGACATATGGTGATGACGTTAAGGGTTCCGTTAAGCCAGGGTATGATGAATATAATCATGTATCTTACGCTGATTTTTTGAAAGAGCGAGATATGGTGTTCACCATGCCTGATAAAGAATCCAAACCAATTCCTTTTATGAAGGATGAAGACGCAGATTTTCTGAAGAGGAAAAATGTGTATAGTGAGGAATTGGACCAATGGATGGGTGCACTTGATGAAACTTCGGTTTTTAAAAGTTTGACATCTGTTTTGAAATCCAAAGCAATTACTCCTTTAGAACAATCGATGCAAAACATTGATGGTGCTATGCGAGAGTGGTTTGCTTATGGACGTGATCATTATGAATTGCGACGTACTCAGATGAAGAGAGTAGCCGCGAAACATGGGATTGCAGGTGGCTGTGCTATGTTAAATCGAGATTTTGATGAATGTCTCGAGATGTATAAGCACCGCTATGGCCTGGAAAGCCAATAAAATTATCCCGCCGTCCGTAGGAACAATGGACGAAAAATTAAATAGTTCTGTATGTATATGGATACCATGTATGAGTCTTTTTACACATTATAGACGATAACATAGGCTTTGCATACATTGACACTCCCCTCGTGGAGTACCCCTATTTAGGGGAATGTTTAGTCAGCATGAATAAATGTGTACCCCACTTGCTTTAGTCAAAGCATGATGGGTTAAAGAAATAGACTACTGAAAATCGAATGAATATTAAAATAAATGAAGAGTCCAATGAGACTCAACAACAAATTGTTGGTTTTTCCGATCAGAATCAACAATGGATATACTCGATCGACAACCCTTTAGATGATGTGCATAGCACAGCAGATTCTAATGATGCTAGTTTGGAGAATTTTTTCTCCCGCCCCATTAAGATAGCATCTTTAAATTGGCCTGTTGGGGCGACATTCGGCACTACAATTAATCCATGGCAATTGTATTTTGAGAATACGCGTGTTATTAACCGTATTACAAATTATAATTTATTGCGATCTAAATTATGTGTTAGAATTATGATTAATGGTAACGGCTTTCATTATGGCCGTGCATTGGCTTCTTATAGGCCCTTGCATAATCAAGATCAATTCACACCGTGGAGGTATGGATTGGTTAACGAGGATACCATTGGAGCCAGTCAGCGTATGCATGTCTGGATTGATCCCACTAAATCACAAGGTGGAACATTATGTTTACCTTATGTCTATTACAAGAATACGATGAATGTCGTAGAGGAGGAATGGCGTGATATGGGAGTGTTGGATATTGCATCGGTTACAACTTTAGAACATGCAAATGGTGGTTCGGATTCCGTTACCATTTCTATATTTGCGTGGGCTGAGGATGTTTCTCTTTCAATTCCAACAATTGCGGAACCTGGTTCTTTATCACCCCAAGTCATGTTGGATGAACAGGGTGAATATGATGAGGCTAGTGCTGGTCCAATTTCTGGACCTTCAGCAGTAGTGGCAAGAGCAGCAGGTGCTTTAGCGGTTATTCCGCAGATACGACCATTTGCATTAGCAACAGAAATGGCTGCTGGTGCAATAGGTAACATTGCCAAAATGTTTGGAATGTCGCGACCTGTTGATACAGCACCTATATCGTCTTATAAACCTACCTATGCTGGTAATATGGCCAATACTAATACTTCAGACACATCTACAAAATTGACGTATGATGTTAAACAAGAATTAACTATTGACCCTATTGCTTGCGGTGTAGGACCAAGTGATGAGATGTCATTGCTGAGTATAGCAAAGAGAGAGAGTTATTTAACTCAATTTCCATGGGCTACAACAGCTGTGCCTGAGACACTGTTGTGGAATTGTTATGTTGAACCTAAGTTATATGATACTTTTGGAAGTGAACAACATTATACTCCTATGGCTTGGGCATCATTGCCTTTTAAGCATTGGAGAGGTTCCATTAACTACCGGTTCCAGGTAGTAGCATCGTCTTTTCACAAAGGACGTATTAAGGTAGTGTATGAACCATACCTTGCTGCTGGTGGAGTAACTGAATATAATACTCAGTATACTCATGTCATTGATCTTGCAAAGGAACGTGATTTTACCGTTACAGTAAATTGGGGACAGGAGTTCTCATATCTTGAGCGTGATGAACTTACTGCAGTTCCATTTAGTACAACTCCGTTAGGCGCACCACGACATGGTGAAGCGAATGGAATCTTAATGGTTTCTGTAGTTAATGACTTAACGACACCTAGTGCTACACTTTCAGATGTGTCAGTATTGGTGTCAGTTTCAGCAGGAGACGACTTTGAAGTTGTCAATCCCGATGATATGTTACAAAGGGTGACATTTTATCAACCGCAGAGTGCTTCAGAGCAAACTGCCAAGTATTATCAATATTTATCAACTCAAGCAGAAGAACCTGATTTTGGTGGTGGATATTGGTATTCTGAACAAGCTGATTTGGATAACGCAGATAATGATTTAACATTAGAGGAGAGTGCTCCTGTACAACAGGAAATTGAAGCTTCAATGGCTACTAAGTTGTCAGTATCTGATAATGCACAGAAGGTGTATTTTGGAGATCCCGTAACTTCAATACGGCAAATAGTGAAGCGTTATGAACATTATTTACCCATTGCTCAGAATGCTATTGATGGAGACAAACAAACGAGAACAAGAGTTGGTTTGACTGACTATCCTTTGTATAGAGGCCATGCTGGAACAGCTGGCATACATCGTACTGGTTTCATTAACATTTTGCCGTATAATTATACGGATACTACTATGATGCATTGGTATACACCAATATTTTTGTGTCGCAGAGGTGGTATTCGATATAAATTTCTTTATGCGAGTCCTGGAGAGGACACTAAAGGAATTATGTCTGTGCGACGTGTTGCGGACCATGTTCGTAGTTTTCAAACAATTGCAAATGTAGCCAATCCGGGTGGTAGTCCATCGGAAGCAGTTTTCGATGTGAAGAATCGAACGTTAAATACTGGTCAAGGTGTGCAGTGCACCATGATAGAACAGAATCCAGTATTGGAAGTGGAAATACCTTTTTTCCACAATAGGAGATTTGCCCCTGCTAGACAAACAAATGTGTTGGAAAATAATGATTTCAACACGTTTCATGATCTAGCATTTCCTAATGCTATCGCAAAAACTGCTGGAGTGAATGCTTTTGTAGCAGCTGGAGAAGATTTTTCATTATCTTTTTTCCAGTCTTGTCCTGTTTTTTATTTTAATTCAGACCCACTCCCAAGTCCTATTGCATAGGACCCCCCCGTTTTTTAGGAAATGGGTAACCGAACGAGACGGTGAAAAATAACATGGTAAAACATGTAAGACGCATCTCGTGCGCCAAAAACGGTGGGCCCCGTTTTTGTGTGATGTCAAGCATTGAGCTAGGTGTCCGGTTAACGTTTCCGAAAAAACGTAATCCTAGTGGTGACTGCTAGGTAGGTATTTCCTTTTGGAGGAAATAGCCTGGAACTGTCCGTTGCTCCAATTGTGGAGAGCGGTGCATTTTGTTGAAACTTTGACCTTAGTTTTTAAACTTTTTGTACCGCATTGGCGGTTCTTAAAGTAGTTTTATCTAAGTCACAAGTTTATGAAGTGTAGTGTTCCTTAATGTAGGAATCAATTCTAGCCTGAGAGGTTGGAAGCCCTAGCAAGGGCTAGAATTGTAGGTCACTTATGCA